ATTGGTGTTCAAGGAAGGCACCAATCCCTTTCTGAAACAACATATTCAGATTGGGTTCGGTACAGATTGTACGCGAGATTTCAGACGTTTTTGCAACAAAAGAAAGACGGTTGCCCTCTACTATAGCGTTCCCATGGAGGTCGAGACGCGCATTTTCAGCGTTAGTCCACCTGGGCCAATCAGCTATAGCACACCGATAGTCTCGGTAAAGACGCGAGCTTGTGCCTGAGAGGTTTGAGTCGAACACCTTCGTGTAGAAGTTGTCCGATATCGCTCCTCTGCTAGCACCCGGTCCTGTCATAAAACCTCGAGAAATACTCGCGAGGTCTAACGTCAGGTTCGGGCCATCGTAGAAGTACGAGTCAAAAAGGCTTTTGACCTCCTCAACCAATACGTCCTCAAACAAACGCGAAGGTTTTAACGCGAAACTCTTACAGCGCTCATTGCTCCTTAAAAAGAGCTTAAGTGCTTTCGAGTCAGCGTCCTCGGCTCTCACTTCCTCGTATTTCTTAAGGAAGGATCGCCGAAGCCACAGCGCTTGCGCCGATGACAGATCCATATCCGAAGTAAGGATAGAATCCGTTTTAGGCAGGTCGTCTTGAAGGTACTGGAACGCGACAGCATAAGCATGCATGTTTGGCTCCGTTTGTCCGGCTTACTAGCTTTTGGGCTTGAGAATTTCACAAAGCCCTGTGGTGCAAGCATTTCCCTGAAGTTCAGGGACTAGGCAAGCAACCACAGCTAGGATCGCCAGCACGATGAGAGTGATTTCACCCTTGCATCTTGTCACGGTTGTCATCTCCTTCTCTTTACGATTAGGAGAGACCGGTAACCAGGGTATCTCCCAAGCCAGCAGAAATCTGGCTCGCGAGACCACTGAGCAGTGAAACCATTGCTCGCAGGTTTGCCGGATCCGCAACGTCCGAACCAGCAGGTATGTCCATTTGCAGTCGAAAGACCGCGACGGACGGCTGCTGTCCCGCCAACGGAATCGCGCCTTTTCGCACGATCAGAAGGTGGGTGTTCTTCGGTACGCTTTGCAGAACACCTGTGACCGGGTGGATCTTGCCGAGGGCTTTATAGGTCTTCGGCCTCACATACGTGAAGGTGAATGGGTCCGATGCTGCATGAACCCGCACTCCGGTCTGCGTACCTCCCAGAGCTGTAACGGCGAACTGCTTACCGTTAGTGTCCAATGCAACATCGGTCACGAACGTGTAAGTGGGCGACGTGAAACCCGTCTGGGCCCCGCCGGTAATAGGCGAGGATGGTGAAATAGCCATTTTGGCTACCCTTTCTTTGTGGTTGATGAAATAAGACCTTACCACTCCAATAGGTCCCCTTCTGAGAGGTTAATGCAGTTTCCCGCTGATCTTGGGATCTGCAAAGAACTCCGCCATTTGCCGGAATGTAACACCAGCATGGCGAAGCCTCCTCTCAGCGGTGAGAACCAGTCCCTCGCTTAACGCGATACGGTCTGATGAGTCCAGCAAAAGCCAGTCGGCGAAGCCGCTTCCCTCCAAAATACGAAGGGTAGGCTGCACTCCGTCTATTAGCCAGCTGAACTTGATGAAGTCGACATAACTGTCGAAGGCATCTTCAAGCCGTTTTTCGTGAAAAACGAGGAACCCCTCTACAGAGTGCATGAGTGTACCATAGTTGGAGATATACTTTCCCCAACCTGTGTCCACATCACACACCTGCATGAGGTAGGCGTCGTGGCTTAACAAACTAAC